CTTCTGTATGCGTCTCACATCTTCTAGAATGTCACGAATTTTCCACGTAGGAGCTCCTAGATGATGGAGCACATTAACGTCATTCTCAATAGCATCTAACATATCCAGTTCTTTGCGATAGTCTCCCCCGAGCACCATCGTACTTTCTATATCTGCCAGTATGTTGCTCATTTTTTCCAGTTCATTCATTCCCTTACACCTTACATTCGTTTTATTTCGTTATAACCGCCCTTGTTCTTTTAGAGACATAACACCTTCCATCATTAAAAACCTAATAGCAGCTGATTCACTAAGACCATACTTGACAGCTAAAGTTTCTAAATCCACCATTATACTTTCAGATAATAAAACACTACATTTCTTGCTATACTCTTTTTCTTTCATTCTTAACACCCCCTTTATTCTGCTTTAGGAGTATAATAGCACCTAATAGAGGATATTGCAAATACTTTTTTGAGAATGATTCACCCTATCCCAGGTCCCCCCCCGTACCGGGTCCCTCCCCAGGACAGGGAACCCACATTAAACAAAAATAGCCCTACAATCAACTTCATCAGGCCCTAAATTTTCAAAGATAGGCAAGGCGAAGCCATCGAACAACTTCATGGAGTCATACCGCTGCCCCAGCTTTTTTGTATACGTGAAAAATTCAACGTCAGTACGAAAATGAATCCCATAAAAATATTCAACCGCAACAAACAACTTCCAAGGCATCAATTTTAACCACCAATACATATTTTGAGCCGTACGATGTTTATATTCCATTTCAATCATAGACCTAATCTGCCTATCTAACATACGATCATTCTGAGCAACCAAAACAAAATTAAAGCCCAATTTTCTATGCTGACTAAAAAGCTTTATCCATTCGGTACGATCACTTTTGCCAAAATCCCTACAGTTAAACGACCCTCCCGCTTCATCAATTACAACTAGGCATCGACTTTCCTTTTTATCTTTAACATAACCTCTAACAACAGCAAATTGCATTAAATTTTTAACCGTAATTAATTCAGTAGGAACATAATAAAACCGATCCTTAAAACCTTTTGCAATTTCTTTATCAGTAAAATTTATTGGATAATTAGACACAACTTCTTGACCCTGGCGAAGCTTTAATAAAATTTGGCGGGTAACATGCAGACTCTTTCCAGAACCTGGAGTACCGGAATATAATTTTACCATTACGCACCCACCGCCTTCACCCATCGCAAGACTACACGAATAAGATAATAAGCAGCCACAGCACTAACATACAGCTCTAAATGTGCCACCATACTATTTACAGGTAACCAATAATTCATAATGTTTATCCAAAAATTATCAAGACCTACAATTAAAGCAAATGGAGAAGTAGGAAGCAAATTCAATAAAGCCCCCATCATACCACCAATACCGGCAATTATACCATTCAATATTGCAATCATTACACACCACCGCCCATCAATTTACGTGTGGCAAGAACCAACCCAATATCAAAAGCTACTAATTCAAAAAGCTTTACAACAGGCAAAATTCCAGCAAACATAGAAAAATCAATCTCGAAATCAAAATTCACAAGCACAGAATGAGCAGCTATAGGAATTTTACCAGTCCAAGAATCAACCCCAACTAAACTTTGAAAACTGCGCAGAATATCCCAAGGCAACGAAAACGGAAACTTATTTGTAAATGAAACACCAACAATTTTTAAAGGTTCAAAACTAACCGGCAAAGTAGGGTCAAAAAAAGAAGTTACAGCCCCGGTAAGACCCTGAACTGATGATTTCACACCAGCAATACCATTGTATACCGATTGAAGCCATGAATCAGTAGTAGTAGTAGGGTCAACAGTCCCAGGAGGAAGCAAAGACCCAGCAGCAGCTATAACCTCCTCAGGAGTCCTATTAACAGTTTCATCCCAACTCGTAGGAACGGTAACAGCTTGATTACTTGCATCCCAGGCGGGATTGTTATAATTATTGGTAACATTGTAGGTATCACCCAAAGCCTGCATTATTTCTACTTCTTCAATGCCCACACCACTACCAGTCATAAGAGTAGAAGCCGAAATAGATCCCCAATACCAAAAACCCTCTAACTTAGAATCAACTGGACTAGTCCAAACCTGCGCACCTCCAACAATTAAATTTGCATAATCAGCATAAGCCCCATACGTAACATAAGGCACACTTACAACCGAATCCAAACCATACGGACCAGCCCACACAGTACTACCAGAAGGACATTGTACAATCGCTCTATACTCATAATGATTATCAAACCAAGTCTTTTGAATTTTTATATAAGCAGTAGTTGCACCAATTGTAGTATTAATATTTACTTGATCATTATTTCCAGCATATTCAAAGTGTGAAATAGAAATAGTCAAAGCACCATAAAAAGGCACAACATAATTCTGCTGAACCCAATCACCTTTCACAGTAGCAAATTCGTAAGGAATACCTGGTTGACTAACAGACACAGCACCATCTTTTATCGCACCAATTCCAGTTTGAATATCAGTCCAATCCTGCGAATCTATATAAAATACTGTTTGAGCAGCAGCTATACATAATTCCATTTTAGCTTTTAACCTCAGCGGTATAGATTGAATAAATTGCGTAGCTGATGCCCGAGCACCATCATTAGTCAATAAAGTATAACCTCCAGCCGTAACCAATGCAGCACCCAAAATCAATAAATCATCAGCAATAGCAATAGACTTAGCTTCACGAACAGAACCCCCAAAACTACCCATAAAAGCAAATATAAATATAAAAATAGTAATCAGTCTTTTATTGTGATACATATCAATCCCCCTTTCTGAATACAAAAAGGAGAGCCGCAGCCCTCCCTTTTAACTCAATATATTAATTGGAAAGGCGAGTAAAGATCTTTTTGCCGTACTTAAAAGCCAGGAATATGGCAAGTATAGCAATACCAAAAGGAGCGATAGCAAGCATGGTAGCAACCACATTTTCACTAATACTAGTAAAAGTCGCAGTTACCAAAGGGTCAACAATACCAATAGCAGCCGCTTGACCAACACAAACAACCATCAGAGCCATTGATAAAAACAAAACTTTAACCCGATTACTCAATTTATTAAGCACTTTTTCACCTCCCTACTATCTAAAAAATGTACCCGAAAAACTAATTACTAAGTCTGGTAAAGATTTTTTTACCATATTTAAAAGCCAGGAATATTGCTAATATAGCAATACCAAATGGAGCGATAGCAAGCATGGTAGCAACCACATTATCACTAATACTAGTAAAAGTCGAAGTTACCAAAGGGTCAGCTACACCAATAGCAGCAGCCTGGGCAACACAAACAACCATCAGAGCCATTGATAAAAACAAAACTTTAACCCGATTACTCAATTTATTTAGCATTTTTTCACCTCCCCGCCAACATATTAAAAAATCTTACACAGGCATCGACCATTAAGCCCGCAGCAGCACCACCTGTCACCAGGAGTAAGCCCATAATTACCGCCTGTAGCCAAATTGAGGAGTTATCAGTCAATAAAATTACATATAAATCCATTAGAATAACCTCCTCAAAAAACCATAAAAAGCAGATGCAACTAAACAACCAATCATAACAAATGTTAAATAAATAAGCGTAAAGCCTATCGTTTCCATTTTTATTAATGAATCGATTATCAATTGCCCCTGCTCAACAGTCATAAAAAAAACCTCCAAAAATTAGACTACAGCTCTGAGAGTGCCAGAAAGCTTATAGCCCCGTTGCTCTAAATTAATTTCAATATCCACTAGTTTTCCCTCTTTACCAGCCGGCACATCAACCCCGGTAGGAATAAATAAATCGAACTGAGTACAAGTCGCACTATCCCCAAGTTTAGCAATACGAAAAACACCTTTTGCTCCAGTTATCTCCCTAACTTCCAGCAGCGTATATTTACCTCTTAACATTACAAAACCCCCTTTCTTACATAATATATTAAATATACATAACGAAATATAAAACGTCAAGCATTATTTAAGAAAAATGTTTCACGTGAAACATACTAGGACTAAATACCTTTATTTACACGTGACATATATATCATGATTCATTTATAATGAACACCTAGAAAGGAGGTTAATTATGCTTATTAAAGAAATGAGAACAAAAAAAGGATATACCCAAGAAGCCCTTGCCCGACTTCTCAATATATCCTTGCGACACTACCAAAACATTGAAACCTATAAAAGTTGCCCTAGCGTTACTTTAGCGCTGAAATTATGTTACAAATTAAACACAGAACCTAAGGAATTATGGATACCATAAAATTCAAACAACGTAAGAATTGACTTCTGATGCATCAATCCATATAATTGAAACATAATCATTACGAAATTCCCAAACATCAGGCACTTTGAGCAAGGTGCCTTTTTTAATGACTTCTGCTCCCTTCAGACCTTGAGAACAATAATATAAATGTTTTGACAATTCTTTAACACTTTTATCTAAATCCTTACTTATATACTTTGTAATATATTTCGCTGTAGCTTCATGATTTTCTATAATTCCTAATGATATAAACCCAAATTTATCAGAGTAATCCTGCCAATTTAAAAATTCACTTTTCACTAATTTATTGGGATGAATACCCTTGATAAATTTACTTAAATATTTTTCATCAAGACCCTTAATCAATCCATGTATATGCCAGTTTATACCGTCATGATGTAATTCTGGAATAAATAAATATTTTAACCCTGGACTTTTATCTCTGCGGAAATTTCTTATAAAAATAGTCAAATCCTTTTGAAATTTTTCTAAATCATCCCTTTTATATTTTTCTTTATCCAAAGTCATTGTTATAAAATATTCCCATTCATTACACATTGATAATTCAAATATTTTAGCTCTTGCCCGAGAAATATTATTCTGCATTTTATGATCTCCTCCTCCTGGTGGACTTTTAGAAATATTCTCCCAAATCCTATCATGATTAGGCTTTTTATCCTCCCATCCATTAGCCCGGAGACAATTATATAATGTTAATTTATATTTATCATCATACCTTTTAATTATTGCAACTTCTTTAGAATAAATTACGTTTTTTTCAGCTTGAAAAGCGGTAGAACCCCCGACAATAAGCTGAAACTTATCAGACATAGAACCAACCCCTTTTAAGGAAAGTAGTCAAGAAATGATACTTAGTCTAGTAGAGAAATTAGAAAAATTTGCGATTAATTAAATTAGTAAAAATATTAGATAGAACCAAAACATCTACACAAAAGAAAAGTAATAACAAAGCATGTCCAATAAACCACAACATAAAAAAAACCTCCCCTTTCCAACCATTCCAGGCCAATATCATTGAGAAAACTTTTAAGAGTTTTCCATTCTTGACCCTCCATTATCACGGTCGAGAATCGACCGACTATAATTTACAACATTAAGCTCTTCAACAATCCA